CAATTGGTTCACGATTGGCTATAATTGGAATTGGCAATAATGCTGTATTGAGAATTACTGCAAAAGGAAAAGAAGCATCTCCTGAAGAAGTAGGAAAAGAAGTGTTATTTGCTTCAGCAAAAATTGGAATTGTTATTGCCACTGATCTATTACTAAAAACCTCAATTGCTACTAGAACAGTGAATTTGCTTAGTCGGGCAACATTAGCAGTAGCAGTACCTGTGACTGTTGGAGCAATTACATCTTATGCAATAGATCCAGAAGAAGGATTACAAAATTACTTTTACGCAATTGACACTTACAAAGATCCAGAAATTGCACAAGATACTAAGAATATAATGTTCATAAACTCACTAACTAAGATCTTTGGATTTTATGGCGGTGGCGGTAAACAAAAGAAAGAAGGATTCTTTGAGTTTGAATCCTAGCGCGCTTTATTCCACGCTATACTTTCTAAAGACTTCAGTATATCGGCCATGATGGCAATTAACTCGTCGGCTTGGTCTTCGCTCATTCTTCTCCTCTCCAATATTTTTCAACAGTTTCGTAATTGCCGCGCTGCATTTGTCTTAGTGCTTCATTTGCTTTCAGACAACTTACAATAAATCGTTCGGCGTTTTTTATTGAATTAAAATCTGTGTGAATGCTACGCATTAAATTTTCAGCATCTCTTAACATCCATTCAACTTCTCTATATGCTTCATCCAAATTCATTCTTCATCACTCCTGCCATACTTGGCTTCAAGGACTTGAGCGTTCCAGAGTAGTATCGCCGCTGATACACGGTTAGATCTAACTCCTTTTGCCCAGTGTCGGTATAATTCGTATGCGTTGTCGCTCATGCTAATGGTTACTGTTGGCATTTACTCACACCCACACACATTATCAGACATGTTCACGACATATCCGCAGGTCATACAATGGGTTATTTCAATAATCTGGCTGTTGGTAGGTTCTGTTTCCGCCATGTTTTACCGTAGCGACCACTGATATATAACTATTATTATTATTTTTTTCAATGTTTGGCAGTAGCCAAGGGGGTTTCCCTGACAAGTTACATATATGGTTGGTATGCCATGGGGGTGGTGGTGATAAGGCACTTAGATGGAGGTGGACCATCTTAACTAGGCCTCCGGGGCGGCTCCGCCGCGAAGATTTAATCCGGGTTCGGGGGGTTTATAGGCCTCCTTTGCACACAGGGAACTATGGCAACAGCAAAAACAGGTAGTTTTTACCTAACAGAAACAGTAACTTTGCCGGCGGGAACCGTCGGTGGATCAAGAATACAAGGCTCAGTAGATATGGGCGCTTATGTCAATGTCGGAACCGGCCAAGCCGTCGCCATTGATCAAGTCGACTTCATCTTTCAGAATGGTGCTGGATTCAGTAGCAACCCTGAAGATTTCGTAGTTGGATCCGGTACACTCGGCGTTCAATTGTCTGACTTAAACCCCGGAACAGCATTCCTAAGAGCAGACGACCAGTCCTTGATTGCAAGTGGAGCAATAGCAATTGATCAGGCAAACAACATTGCATCTCATGTTTCCGATCTATACCCGGACAACTTTGGCCCAACTTCTCTAAGCGAGGCCTTCATGGTCGTAAATGATACATTGTACCTAGTAGGCGGCGTTAATGGAACAAACATTGGCGGAGACGATACATTCGTTACCGCAAGAATCCGTGCAAGAATCGTTAAACTATCTAGCAAAGACTGGATGGCAATTGCAATTCAATCAACCGCTAGCGATAACTGAGGTGATTCTCAGTGAACGCAGATTGGGAGAGAGGATATGCCGCCGGATATGCTGCAGCACATAGGAGCGATGTCCGTGACATTACTAGCGATAGGGGAATGGCTGCGCCGGCTCCTCAAAAGAAAGCGCCTCGTAAAGTTAGTGCTTACAGTAGAAGATACGGAAAAGAGTACAAGCGACTCAAAGCAAAACACCCAAGAATGAAATTCGGTGCTTTGTCAAAAAAAGCCCACGCAGCAACTAGGAAGGCGATGCGCTAATGGCTAAAGAAAAGACATCTACTAGGGCTCTTACAGGTTCTAGAATCATGCACAAAAATATCCCTAGTACAATTTGCCAAGAAGTAGATGGTGGATTCATCGCTACTAATGGATGGGAGACATTACTAAACAATGTCTTGTACTACGAAACTTACTTTGATTTATCTGCTTACGAACTTGACGATCTAACAGTAGTGCCTACTGCTCTTACTTTACAAGATGGTGTTCCATATACAGCAATACTACCTCCTGCGCCCGGAGATCCAGATTACCGTTTGGTTGTTCTAGATATTATTAGTCAAGAGAAATTAGATGTAGAACAGATCTATACTAATTATACAACTAGTTATGATATACCTGGATCCCCCGCATCGAAAGAAGATTGGACTCAATTGTTAATGCTTAACTTTAGGTTAATGACTTTACAAACTGATTTCTCAGCGGCTACATTATTATTACCTGCAACAAGTGGTTCTTTTGGATCAGCAGAACCTACAGCAGTGCAAAAACTTTGGCTGTATAGAATCATTATGCCCGGTGCAAATGATTTAAGCGAAACAGTATGTACAATTCCACCTACAAGATTTGTTATGGGTGCTGAGATTGTGCAGGAAGATGAACTACCTTACATGATGAGACTAAAGCGTTCATACGAATTAGCAACTCAAGGGTGATTCCCTTGCCATTAGCAATTGGTTCACGATTGGCTATAATTGGAATTGGCAATAATGCTGTATTGAGAATTACTGCAAAAGGAAAAGAAGCATCTCCTGAAGAAGTAGGAAAAGAAGTGTTATTTGCTTCAGCAAAAA